TTTTTTTTTTCCCAAAAAAAAAAAAAAAAAAAAAAAAAAAAAAAAAATCCAAAGGATTTAAAAGCTGGCCGCAGCGAAGCTGCCGCAGCAAAGCTGCTGAAAGCACCAGCACCTAAAGGTGGCAGAGCCACACAGTGGCAGGGCCACACTGTGGCAGAAAGGTCAAAAATTGACATACACAAACACGGCCAAATGTTATTGGTGTATTGATGATTGGGTGATTTGACATTACATCGTAACAAATGTTACAATTGACATTATCGTAATAGGAGGATTGAGCTATGGACGCATTCAGCATAGTAGATGAGGTCTGCGGTTATGCACCTGGCGAAGCCCTCTGGATAGAGGCTCCCGCCAAGGGCGAGCGTGAAGCTCTGAAGATGCAAATCTGGCGAGTCCTGAAGAAGCTCCGCATAGATGACATTAGCATACACTTTCGTGAGAACAAGGACGGTGTTCCCTGCGTTGTGGTCAGAAAGAAGCCCACACCCAAGTGCTACAAAGGAACGCTCGACGGCGTCGAGAAGCCCGTGGACTTGCGTCTCGCAAAGCTGCGTAAGCAGATGGAGGTCGATGGCCTGTCGGCTGATGAAATCGAGGCCATTCTTGCCGAGGGCAAGAAATAGTGTCAAAAATTGACATTTCTGGCCTAACGGCAAGGTCATTGGCAAATTTTGTCCATTTTATGGGCATTTATGGCTATTGACAAAATAACACGGCGTGTTATAATGGTATCATGTCCATTTGGACATAACAAAACTATAGGAGGTGCAGCATGAAGACAACCAAGGATGTGTGGGACGGCATGAGCCCTAAGGAAAGGGCAAAATGCCCTTTCCTGCAGTATCTGAATAAAGACATCCTGAAAAGGTCTTGGGGCGAACTGCCAAGGTTCGCCCAAGACCACATCGCACTAATGCTACCACTTAGCTATCACCAAGAAAGGAAGGAGGGCAAGAACAATGAGAATAACAATTGAAGAGGAAAAGGCCGAAGGCCTTTCGGCCGAAGACCTCGACATCTTAGCAGCTCTTGGCATCGAGATTCACATCAAGCGGCCTCGCTCTTCGAGGCCTCGGAAGAGTTGTCCTGAACCGTATAATCTCTTGATTAGATACCAGTGCCGCTTATGCGGCAGCGTGCAGTCCGAGGCATGGAAAATGAGGCCGAACAGCAAGGGTGATGCCCTTGAGGGCACAAAAGTGCCCCTTGAGGGCTTTCACCCTGACAAAGTCAAGGAGGAGTTGCGGGCAACCTGTTCGCAATGCAGGGAGCGGTTGCTTCGTCTCTCGAAAGAGGAGCTCGTTGAAAAGCTCCTCGCAAAAGCGAAGGAGGTCTAGCAAAGATGATTAAGACAGGAAGGTTCATCATCGTCTATGACGATGTGGAGCAAGAGGTAATCGACCCTGGGAGTCTCTACATCTCGAAGGAGGAGACAGAAGCCTACATGCGGAAGCACCCAGTCCCGACAGACCCCGCATATAGCAAGGATGACCTGCTATACGACCTGACGGAGAGCGGAGGCTTTTATCGTCTGCCAGACAACATCAGTGACGAGATGCGGAGCTACATCGAAGACATGCTCAACACGCTGCTCCAGCAGCAGGAGACACGGTAGTGCCAACGGCCGTGCTGAGTTTGCCCTCTCCAGGCAGGCAGCCTACTGCCCTGCAGCACCTCCTTCCCTTGCCTACCCCGACAAGGGTCGGAGAGGGATTTGTAGGCACGGCCTAATGGCTTAAAAGAAAGGAGGGTCTGACGACAAAGAAAGGAGGACAAAGATGGACTTAAGCAACGTAAGTAGAAAGGGATTGGAACAGGCCTTGCGGAAGGCTCTTGACCTTCTACCTCCCGAAGGGGTGGAAGAGGTCGTGGCAACCTTTCCAGAGAGGTTGCCAGCTATAGACCACACAAAACAGAAGACATCTGAGGCTCTTGGCATCGCAGAGAAGAGCTTCTACACTGTTGCAGAAGCAGTGGAAGAGCTTGCAAGGCGGTTCACCCAGGAAGGTGAACAGTTGCGGAGTGTGCACGTGGAGAGCATACTGTCTATGTGGAAAGGCTACGATGAGCGGGAGAAAGCTCTCTTCACTGTGCTACTTGCAGAAGCGACCCTTCGCCACCTAGCAAAGGTATTTGCTGAAAAGCTTGCTGCGGCTGTCATCCAGGTTCGTGAAAGAGAGGAGACAAAAAATGAAGGTCACTAAAGAGGCTATCCAAGCAACCCAGCAGTCGGTAGACCACTGGGAGAGAATGATAGAGTGGGTCTCGCAGCAAGACCCAGAGTGGATAACAGACTATCACTATATGGAGGTTGAGATTGGTGAGAGCTGGTATTCAGAAGACTGTCCGCTCTGCGAGCACTTCCTTCCAGACCCAGATGCCCCGTGCAACGACTGCCCTTTGCGAGTTGTGTTTGGTCAGTGTATTGACCCTCTGGCTTTGAACGCTTGGCCAAATGTCAGATGGTCTCGCACTTGGGGTGAGTGGCTGGAAGCTGCAGAGGTCATGCTGTTCCAGCTGAAAACTACTCTCAAATTACTGAAGGAGGCCAGCGATGCTTAAAGACTGGTTCTGCGAAGCCTTGTCTCTACAATCTGGGGAGGAGCTCTTGCTCCCTGCTGCTTCGAAAGCGGAGGCCACCCGCCTCCGCAATCGCTTGCTAAAGCTCCGAGATGAGTATCCTGACCAGGCTGATGCTGAAAGTATCAGCATTCGTGTAACGCTTATAAAGCGTCGTTTCTTCGTCGCTTTACGACGGGAGCCGCTCTCGCCGACAGTGGCTTTCAAGCGTGCTGCTGATGGCAGCATCGTCCGCATGGCTTTATCAAGTCATGAGAGACTGCGTCGCACAGCCATGCAAGATGGCCTGACGGTGGAGCAGATAGAGGAAATTCTCGGCTCGGCCAAGGAGGAGGACAAAGATGAATGAACGTCCCTTCAGAGAACTGTCAGCGTATTGGCGGGTCTTCTGGCAATACATTGCCAGCCTGAACGTTAGCTCGGAAGAGCGTAGGCAAATACGTCTCTCTTACGAGAGACTCATTGAAGAAGCGAAGGACGCTCGTCCTTCGGAAGGAGGGTTTGACGATGTCAAGAGAAGTTAACTGGCTTAAGTTTCGGCTCCGTGGAGCGAAGACAGCTATAGAGGCCGCTCGCACGAACGAGCAGGTAAGCCTTCTTGCCAGGCAGGCCTTGGAGGCTGCGGAGAGTGGCTTGGCAGCAGCTTTGCTGCGGTGGGACACACCCCTTCTCACCAACGGTGAGAAGGGCTGGAGGGAGATTATTATGGAGATATCCCGCAGCCATGAAGCATTGTGGCACTACATCACAGCACTGCGTGGACCAGACACGATTGATTGCTCAGTTACCGCAAAGGCCATATTTACCTGTCCTTTGCGAGGCAGATGTGCATATGCCCTCGACAGGGAGGAGTTCCTCGGACTATCTTCGGAGGGGATTGAGGAAGGCTTCGCTGCTATCCATGAGCATCGCCACGAGCTATATCACTACCTGCAGCACATCACTGCAGTCTGGGAGGCGTTCTATCCTCCTCTCGGAGAGCTGCTAACAAGTACCTTCCTTGAAGGTAGCATCCCTGGCATCTCGCCTAGGGAGGCCGCCAAGCGATACATAGAGCTGCTCAACGAGTGGATGCGGGGCAAGCACGTCATCATGAAGGAGGAAGACCATGAAGAACCGAGATAAAGAGTGGAGGCACATCGTAGAGGAGCTGCTCGAAGCGGGACGGGAAGTCGCTGCGTGGGACTACGTTACCGCCTTGCGAGGACCAGACGTCCCGTGCAAGTGGCCCACGAAAGTGGTGTTCACTGGGCCTCTACGCTGCAAGAGCATGCACCAGGTTGTGGCAAACGCCACTGACTTCAAGAGACTCTCGCCCGAGAGCATGATTGAGGCTCTCAGGTTCGTCCGTGAGCACCGTCGGGAGCTCCTCCACTATCTGGTGCACGTGGAGAGTGCTTGGCGAACGCTCCACAGGAAGGTTTCCTTCCTGCTTCGTGGGCTGATATCCTTCGAGCCACCAGAAGACTTGGAGTCCTGGGCAAGGGAGTATAGAACACTCGTAAACGAGTGGCTGGACAGGGAGAATGCTATAGACACAGGAGGTCAGAATGATTGAATTCTTCGGTTTCCTGATAGCCGTATGGCTGGCAGGATGGATTATTGTCAGGTGGATAAACAGCTGAAATGTCAAATTTTGACATTTCTGGAAAGAAAGGAGGTGAGACGAGATGCCAGAGTTATTCCGTATTCGTGTTGGCAAGCACGACAGCACTTTGTATTTCCTGGATGAGGAAGGTAGATTGAAGTATAAAGCTCCCTTGGCCTTTGGACCGTTGAGAGCGGTTATATACAGTGGCCCCGCCTTTGTTGGACTCTTGACCGAGGGCTGGGTGAGGTGCTCCTCGTGGAAGTATAGAGCGATGTTTGGGAAGCTCGAAGTGGTCTGCCAAACAGAGGGAGTTTAGAGAAAGGAGGTAAGACAAGATGCCAAGATTTTGCATTCACATTCAAGAGGACAAGACGACCCTCATCTTCACAGACGAGCTATTCAGGCCAACAGGCAAAGCCCCATTGGCCTTCAGCCCGCTCGAGGTGCACATATATCATGAGCGGAGCTACCTCGGCTACACAAGCCGAGGGCTCGTGTGGTGCACCTCGTGGTGGTATGCTATCGAGTTTGGACAACTAGTCGTTAAGTGTCAATGTGCGGAGGAGGACGAGTTATGACGAAGGGTGAAGCTCACAAGCGAATCGAGAGGACTCTTCGAGACCTTGAGAAGGTCCTCAGAAAGGTTGATGCCGAGCTGTCCACCGAGGAGAGAGCTGTTTGCAAGCAGATGGGTGTAGCTCCAGAGGACTTATTGGAGCGAATACGACGGCTCGGCCTCTGCCAAAGAGGGAAGCGGTGATGCTGTCACCAGAAGGTCTTGTAGAATGTTTAAGGAGGGCAATGATTATGAGACCAAGATTAAGAACATTGGCGGAAGCCCGCTTGTGCTTCGTCCGCTCGCTCATTCCAGAGGAGAAACACAAGGACGAAGAGTATCTGGCAGAGAAGAGGGCGGGTGACCTTGAGGACAATCTGGACGCTGCCTATCACGAAGGCTTCGTGGACGGCTACAACCAGTGTCGTGAGGATGTCCTCAAGAAAATTAGAGAGGAGGATGATGAGTCGTGAACGAATTGAGGACGCTAGTCCTGAGAAACTTGAAAAGCTCGCCGAGGAGCTCGCCAAGGAGCTCCACGAGGTTGCTCGCAATTTCAGAATGGCGGAAGATGAGGAGGCCTTCTATAGGAGGCTTAGTCTCCTGCTGCCTGGAGACCTCCTCAAGAGGCTCAAGGAGGAGCAATGATGTCAGTGAAAAGGTCAAATTTTGACATTTCTTGTAGCTCTAAGGCCGTGCTGCTGTGCAGCAAAACTGTATCGCTTCACGGCGATTGCATCGCTCATCAGCCAAGGATTTCCTTGAAAAGGATGTGCGACATGTCCCATCTTGGGATATTAGGTGTCAGGGAGGACAACGTCCTTCCACTGGAAGTGGGCCAGATGAAGCTCATCCCTCTCGGGGATGACTACATGCTGGTCGTTAGACGAATACGTTAGCACGTGAGTGCGAAAGGAGGTGAGAGCCATGAGTGCGAGCCAGAAGTCTCCCATAATGGAGAAGATGGACACTGTCCTTGGCGAGCTGGGTAACTTGCAGGTATGTCTCGGGTCGCTGACCGACTACATCAGCCCATACTGCACACCAGTAACTCCCGAGCCAAAGGCAAAGACCGCTAGTGAGAAGCTGGAGGAAACAAAAGCTCCGCTCGAGGCGTGTCTCGAGGAGGCTATTGCTAAGGTCTGCAGGTTGCAGGGCATGGTTAACGACCTGATTGCAAGACTCAGGTAGGCACTTAGGTGTCAACCTTGTAAATTTAGGGGTTGACACCTTGAAAAAGGTATGTTATACAAATGGACAAATGAACAATAATGACACATTAGAGGATTTTCATTTCAGGTGGCCACAAGGGACAAAATGCCAGCTAAAGATTGCTGCGGCTTTAGCTGGTAAATCGATGTCCCAGTTGGTATATGACCTCCTCGTAGAGGGAGGTCTAATTTCATTGAAGGAGGTTCAGGATGAGTGTGAAGAAACTGGACAAACAAGTGGATGACAACGGTGTTAACATCACTGTTGTCTCCATAGGGGAAGGTGGCTACTACAATGTAGATGAGCTCTCTGACGATATCAAAAGGAGACTCATGATACATGGCCTTAGTCAAGTGTTAGGTGATGCAGCTGCTGGGAGAGATGGCCAAGATGCCAAAGAGGCCATCGACAGGCGTTGGGAAACCCTCAAGGGCGGCGAATGGACTGCCAAGAGAGCGGCAGCCCCTAAACTCAGCAAGGCCGAGCTGGAGCGTCGCTTGGCTGGTCTCGAGGACGACGAGCGTCAGGCCATCATCGATGCTCTTGCAAAAGTGGGTATCAGCTTATGATGCAGCTGGACAACTCTGGGCGGGAGGCGTTCGCCTCCTGTCCAAGAAAGTATTTTCTGTCCTGCGTCTGCGGACTACGCCCTCTGCAAGGCAGCAATGCCCTGCGTTACGGCAGCACGTGGCACGCCATAATGGAGGGCTATTACAGTGCTGTCAAGGCAGGGGCGAAGCTCAGCGAAGCCGTGCAACAAGCCTTGGCCTATGGCAAGGCCATCTGGGAGCTGGAGACGCAAGTCCATCCTGAGTGGGAAGAGGACTATCGCACGCTGGACACAGCAGGCGAAGCCCTACTAGCGTATATTGATGAATTTCAGCAGACTGACGTTGGCTCTCTCGAGGTGAAGGCCACAGAGCAGTCATTCTTTGTTGAGGTCGGCGACAACCTTGGCTTCTTCGGTCGCATAGACATGCGAGCTGTGCTCGACGGTATTCCCTTCGTTGTAGAGCACAAAACAACAGGCCAGTCGGCTGCTCTTGTCGCCGAGCGGCTCAATCGCTCAGCCCAGATAATGGGCTACACCTACGCCGCAAAGATGATGGGGCTGGAAGTCCAAGGCTGCCTCGTCGTTATCCACCAGATATCTTGCCGTCGCAAGGCAGATGGCACGTGGGGAAAGCAGACAATCGCCTTCAGACGAGTGCCAATGATTTTTACTGACAGTGACCTCGAGGCGTGGAGGCAAAGCTTCACTTTAACAGCGGAACAAATCGCCCAGTGCGAAGCACGTCGGTGCTGGCCAATGCAGTTTGACAGCTGCTATCGCTTCGGCAAGTGCTGCTACGCACCGCTTTGCGAGCGACATCTGTCGCTTGACGAGCTGCAGAACGAGGATTTTCCAATTCCTGGCTTCATCCGCACAACCCGAGATTATCTCGAGCCAACGCTTAAGCGGATAAGCAACATGAAGGAGGCCATGTATGCCAAGTGCGAAGGATGTTAAGACCAACACCCAGCACCTGAAGATAATGGTCATCGGCTCATATGGAACAGGGAAGAGCACTTTCGCAGCGAGTGCTCCGACTCCTGGGTTCGTCTTCGACTTCGACGGTCACATACTGACGTATGCAGGTCGAGACTTCGACTACGAGACCTACAAAATGACCTGGCAGGACTGGGTTAAGTTTGAAAAGGATTTGCTGCAGCTTCGCAAGGTCGCCGACAAGTATAAGACGATTGTCGTCGACTCGACGACAACGATGACTGACCTTGCGATGGAACGAGCCCTTATGCTCGACCCCAAGCGGTCGCCTACAGGCGGGCCAATCTGGAACGTCCATTACCAGATGGTTCGCAATCTCGTGGAGGGCAAGCTGCGGCAGATAGTATCATTGCCTTGCAATGTCATTGTGCTCTCGCACATTGACATCAAGCGTGATGAGTCAACTGGGGCCATTATAGACATCGGTCCGCTGCTCACGGGCCAGTTGTCTGAGAAGGTCCCAGGCTACTTTGACGAAGTCTATTATGCGACGACTCGTCGAGAGAAGAGTGTTACGCAGTGGTATTTGCAAACTGTGCCAATAGGCCTGACAAAGGCCCGCTCAATTTTGTCAGGCAAAGAGCACCGCCTGCCAGACTTCGTTCCTAACGACTGGCAGGAGATTATGAAATACATTGAGAAAGGAGGACAAAAGTAATGGAAGAAGCCTACATTCCTGGGGACTTCAACGTGGATGAAGAGTTTAAACCCGAGCCCCTGGTGCCACAAGGCACATATCACGGGCACGTAACAGCAGTGTCGTATGACCCTGACCAGAACGCAGTCGTATGGCAGATAACGTTGAACGAGAACGGTGGGGTCAAGAGCGACGGTGAAACTCCTATCGACGGAAGCATCCTCTACTACCGTAACTTCCTCCCTCGGGAAGGGGACGAGAACGAGCTCACCCGTGACGGCAGGATGACAAAGCGTCAGGCTAAAATCAACATGTTGCGTCGCTTCTGCGACGCTATGGGCATTGACATGTCCACTCCAGCAAGGATTGCCGAGGCAATCCGTAATGGTGAATGGATTGGCTTGCACGTAGACGTGCAAGTCGGCATCCGTGAATACGAGGGAACAGTGTCCAATGAAATTCGCAGGATGACTGCCGTCGGAGAAGGGAAGTGAAACTTCTTGAGATGCACAAGCCTTTCACGCAAATGGCTCCAGAGGAGCGGGAGCGGTTCATCCGCTCCTATCGGGGCCAGCGTGAAAAGGACCTTTCGACTGTGAAGCCGAGGCGAAGCCCTCTTCTCTCCAAGGAGGAGAGGGCTCTTCTCAAGAAGATTGGCATTAGGCTGAGTGACCTAGCGTCGCTCAAGGGAGGTTAAGTTATGTCAGAAGACCCTGCAGCTTGGTATGAGCAGCTTAAGAAACGGAAGGAGATGGAGCAGGTGCTTCGTGTATTGCCCAAAGACCAGTGGTATTCCATAATCTGGGACTCCGATGGTGACTTTCTTATCACAAGTCCAGAAAACAGGGAGCATTTGTCTGAACTGTTCTGCAAGCTGAAGGAGCTGAAGAGGAGGGCCAAAGATGACTGACAGAGTCAGGAGACAAGCCGAGTGGCTGATAGGCGAGTTGCTCCGAGAAGCATCGGAAGGCACTGTCATCTCTGTAATGTGCAGAAGGAATACAGTCAGAGTTTTCCTGAACAGTAGGGAGGTTGCTTCTCTCTCAGAGGACACTGCCTGCTTTGGTTCGGTGCTGTCAAGGGAGCAAGTAGAGAGACTGTATGACATTCACAGGTGCTGCCCAAAAGCAAGGAGTAGGAGGGCAAGAGATGAAGAGAGGTGGTAATGGTAACGGAGGGCACGGCCCGCAGGCCATAGGCCAGCCTGTCAGGGTTGACTTGTCAAAGTGTCCGAGTGTGGAGTGCCCTGAGTGTGGAAGCACATATTTCACAACT